CTTACCCAAGAATCTATAACAATCGGTAAATCGGTATTATTATAAAATCTAGCATATGTTTGCGCGGAATTTGACATTTTGTTTTTCTCTGTTATTTGAAAAACAAAATATATGCCCAATAAATATCAATTTTATCAATTCACAATATCAATAGTATTTCTTAATTGTGTTCTCGTATGATTATAAAATCGGTCTTGTCCAATCGGTGTTGAAACAATAAAAGGAAGATTTTCATTTTTATATTGCACCTTTTCAAATAATCTTGGATAAGGTTGTTCTTCTCTTGGTCGTGAAGGATTTGCAAATACAGTATTTGAAGCAGAATTATATAGATCACTTGAAGCATTGGGCATATAAAGATCTTGTCCGGCTCCACGTTGTAAAGCAAAATATTGATTTCGCAAATTATTCTCGCAATTAATATTCGCTACATATCCAGAAACAGGTGCAGATGTTCCAGGATTGAAATTGTATTGTTGCATATAATTCGGTATTTTCATAATACGTTCATTCGTTTCAGCACGACGATCAACAATAGGAAAAAGGGCGTATTTTGTAGGAACAGGGCGTGGATCAAAATTCGGTTCCAACATACTATCCGGTTTGTTTCGTTCATAAATACGTTCATTTAATTCATCGACTCTTTCATTTTGTCCGTAAGAGATTCCTTGTGGAACACCGTAAATTAAAGTATTATCATTGATATTCATTTTACTAAATTTGCTTAGATATAATATTATATATAATAAAAATATAAAAAATAATTTGGTTGTTTTTTCATATACCTGAAAATGAGCAAAATAAATATTACCTTTTCTTCTTGTTGGTATATTTTCAAAGCAAAATTTAATCCAACTGTTTATAGTCAATGGATTGAAAATATGTTATCGAATGTCAATAATTATTATTTAGTTGTTTATACAGATGAGACTAGTTTTCCATTTTTAAAAAAATATGAGGAGAACCCAAAGATAAAAATAGTGATAAAGCCATATACCCAATTTTATAATTATAAATACAAAGATAATTGGATGAAAAACCACGAAAAGAATTTTCTTCTAAAAGACCGTGTTGACTGGAAAGTCAATATGTTATGGTCAGAGAAAATCCATTTTGTCAAACAAACAATAGAACAAACCTATTTTGATACGGATTGTTATGGTTGGAGCGATATAGGTTATTTTCGAAATAGATCAAATGATATGAGAACCGAAGAATTGAAAATGTGGCCAAATCCACAAAAAATTGAGGAATTAGATAAAAAGAAAATCTATTATGCTTATATCAATAATGATATGAATCAGACAAATTATTTGATGACTATTATCAATGAAAGAATGTCGAACGGATTGACAGAAATAGAAATACCGCCGAATCAAATATCTGTAGCGGGCGGATTTTTTGTTTTATTCAAGGAGAACATTGATTTTTGGAAGAATTTATATGATGAGCGTTTGGTTCTCTACTTTGAAAATGAAAGATTAGTAAAAGATGATCAAATTATTTTGATTGATTGTATTTTTTCCAATTTATCCAAGTTTCATTTATGTCGTGAAAATTCGGAAAAATATGATAATTGGTTTTTATTTCAGCGTTTTTTATCATAAATAAAAATTAATATAAACGTTTTTACTTATGATAAAAATATATTAAGCGATGATTAGTATTTTGATGCCTGTTTATAATGGAATCGAGTTTATTGAAGAATCTGTAACATCGGTTCTCCAACAAACTTTTATAGAATGGGAATTATTGATTGGCGTGAATGGACATCCTGAAAATTCTGGTGTCTATCAACTTGCTAAAAAGTATGAAGAAAAATCGTCAAACATTCGTGTATTTGACTTGTATAAGTTGAAAGGAAAATCAGTTACATTGAATAAAATGATAGAGTATTGTCAATATGATTATCTGGCTATTCTTGATGTAGATGATATATGGTTGGCAAACAAATTAGAAAAACAAGTCCCTTTTATCGCGAATTATGATGTTATTGGAACAAAATGTATTTATTTTGGACAATTGAATGGAATTGTGCCAAACATTCCAATCGGAGATATATCAAAAGTCGATTTTTTATCTGCGAATCCTATAATAAATAGTAGTTCTTTGATACGAAAATCATTATGTTATTGGAATATTGATGAATTTGATTGTATAGAAGATTACGAATTATGGTTACGTTTGAGAAAACAAAACCATACATTTTATAATATAGAAGATATTTTAGTGAAACATCGTATATATCAACAATCTGCATTTAATTCTTCGAATAATCAGCAAATTCAATTAAAGAAATTAAAGTTATTATATTCATAAAATATATAAAAAATACAAATAATATTTTATTATCATTATTGAAAATGACAATAAAAATACGTATCTTTTCCAGTTTTTGTGATTCCCAAAACTGTAAATCTGTTTTTGAACGATTATGCGAAACGCATCTCCTGAATACTTATGGAGCAGATAAAGATATTTATATAACAACAGAAGATGATTATACTCACGTAATTATTATGAATACAGCTATGCCAAATATAAATCCAAATATTCCAAAAAAAAATATAATCGGTCTTGCATTTGAACCTCCATTTTTTTTGGGATTAACAAATCAATTTGTTGCATATGCCCAAAAAAAAATCAGCAAATATTTCATTGGCGATAAATACCAATTACCAGAACCGTTTGTTGAACATTACGGATATATGTGGCATATGACACCTCTTACTTATATTCCAATAAAAACAAAACTCATTTCTATATCATTTAGTCAAAAACAACAAACGGATGGACATCAATATCGTCATCAATTGGTGCAACAAATATTGAGAACCAATTTACCAATAGATATTTATGGGCGTGGTTGTAGATATTATTCAGGAGATCAACGTATAAAAGGTGAATTCCAGGAATTAGAACCGTATGAATCCTATCAATTTCATATTTGCATAGAGAACCTAAGGACAAATCATTATTTTTCGGAAAAAATTACAAATCCTCTTTTATCTGGAACAATACCTATTTATTTAGGATGCACTAATATTGATACCTATTTTCCTGATATGGTTATAGGTCTTTCATCTGATTTATCTGAAGATATAAACATTTTAAAAACAATTATTGAGAACCCGGAAAAATATAAGAAAAAAATAGATGTAGAATTTGTAAAAGGAAAAATAAATTTAATAAATAATATAGAAAAAATATTTGAATAATCTTCAAACAAATGGATTGTATAGTTTGTTTAAGTGTTTTCAATAATGAATTTGGTTTACCGTTTGTTTTAGAAAATATTTCAAAATTAAAACAAATATTTTCCAAAATGCAAATAATAGTATTTTATGATCATTCAAAAGACTACTCTCTCAATATTCTAAATCAATACAAGGAAAAAAATGAAAATATGGAAATTATTATAAATAATAATGAAAAAAGTCCTAGTCGAACAGTAAATATTGCGAATGCCAGAAATCGATTATTAGAAAAAATAAAAGAAACATATAGTAATTTCCCTTATTTTGTAATGATGGATAGTAATGAATATTCTTGTATTGGAAATATAAATGTAGAAGTTTTACAAAAATGTTTGGATAGAAACAATGAATGGGATGCTATTTCCTTTGATAGAGAAGCCGGATATTATGATACGTGGGCATTATCTTTTGATCCATATATTTATAGTTTTTTTCATTTTCAAAATTGGAATAAGGTTGTAGAAGGTATGAGAACCAGTTTTGATAATCGATTAAAAGATTATAAAACAAATAAAAACGGAGAATTTATGCCGGTATATTCAGCATTCAATGGATTTGCTATTTATAAAACAAATAAATTTATAAATTGTTCATATAGTTCAAATATTAATATTGAATTGTTTCCATTGAATATTTTAAGAAATGAAATAGAAATAACAAACTGTAATATAATCAACTATTTTGAAAATGATTGCGAACATAGACATTTTCATTTGGAGGCTATTCAAAAAAATGACGCGAAAATAAGAATATGCACAGATTTTCTTTTTTCTAAATTCATAAATCCGCCCAAAGGATTGAGGGGTCCCGCATAATATACTTTTTATATAAACAAATTAAAAATATGTTGTTTTTGTTTTTATAGAAAATGGAAGAATCTGATTGTAAATATATATCATCTCGTGGAATTTTAAAATCTTGTTTTATTCATAGTCAGCAACCGATTTCAGATATTACTTCTTTAATACAATATGATTTTTCTAAATTAAGAGAAGGTTGTTCTATTTATATTACAACTTCTTGTATACCGCAACTTGAAAAAATGATTCATAATATACCAATGAAATTTATATTAGTTTCAGGAGACAGTGATAGAATTTGTCCAATTGAAATTTTTCATTCAGAAAAACAATTTTTAGAATTTATAGAAAATGATAAAATTATTCATTGGTATGCACAGAATTGTATAATTCAACATTCAAAAATAACAAAATTGCCAATTGGTCTTGATTATCACACTATATATTCAAATAAAAATCATTGGTGGGGAGATACAAAAACACCTATTCAACAGGAAAATGAATTGGATTTGATACGTAAAGATTTAAAACCATTTTGGGAAAGAGAAATAAGATGTTATTCTAATTTTCATTTTGCTTTACATAATAAATATGGAAATCCAAGAAAAAGAGCTCTGGAAACTATACCTAATGAATGTATTTATTATGAAGAAAAATCATTATCACGTATTGAAAGTTGGGAGAATCAATCTAAATATGGATTTGTAGTATCACCTCATGGTAATGGACTAGATTGTCATAGAACATGGGAAGCATTATTATTAGGTTGTATTGTAATAGTAGAAAAATCAAATATTGATGATTTGTATATAGATTTACCCGTTTTTGTTATAGATAATTATAAAAATATATCTACTGAATTATTACAAAAAATAGTAGAAGAATATAAAAATAGAGTATTTAATTATGAAAAATTATTTTTATCATATTGGCTTAAAATTATACACCCTTCAACATAATAATATTAGAATAACAATATAAACCTTTTTTATTATTAATTATTAGCTTAACACTGCAATGGTTCTCATCTGTTCTCAAAAATATCCTTCAAATTCTAATTATGAAGAATATTTTGCTAAATATTCTTTCCCATTATCAGATTTCCAGAAACACGCAATTCAAGGAATCGTGGATGGAAATCACGTTTTAATTACGGCACATACTGGAAGTGGAAAAACATTACCTGCCGAATTTGCTATAAATTATTTTCAAGAAAAAGGAAAAAAAATAATTTATACTTCACCTATAAAGGCTCTCTCGAATCAGAAATATTATGAATTTACACAAAGATATCCGCATATTTCTTTTGGATTAATGACGGGGGATATTAAAACCAATCCGACGGCGGATGTCTTGATAATGACGACGGAAATATTAATGAATCATTTGTTTATAAGCGCAAACGACCGACAAAATGTCAATCAAAATGAAATAGGAGAGAACCAGAAAAAAAATCTCGATTTTCAAATAGATATTGAAAATGATTTGGGATGTGTAGTGTTTGATGAAGTACATTATATTAATGATTTACATCGTGGTCAAACGTGGGAACAAACAATATTGATGTTACCGCAACATATTCAAATGATAATGTTATCCGCGACAATTGATTCACCAGAATCTTTTGCTAAATGGTGTGAAAAGGGTTCTTTGAACCCGACTGAAAAAGAGAATCTGACTGATAAGGGTTCGGAGAACCCGACAGATAAACAAGTATGTCTCTGTTCCACCAATCATCGTGTAGTTCCTCTTACTCATTATTCTTTTTTAACAACAAATGAATCCATTTTTAAGAAAATAAAAGACAAGGTTCTCGAGAAACAGATCCGTGATTCAACAAACAAATTGATTATGATTCAATCCGATAAGGGCGCCTTCCAAGATGCGGGATATTTAGAAGTATCAAAAACCCTCAAATGTTTTGATCAAAAGCAGATTTTCCTAAAAAGAAAAATGGTTCTCAACAATTTAGCTCTTTTTTTGCGCGATAGAGAAATGTTGCCAGCCATTGCATTTGTATTTTCCAGAAAAAACGTAGAATTATGTGCTAAAGAAATCACGATTCCTCTTCTAGAAGATGATAGTAAAGTTCCCTATATTGTTCGACGCGAATGCGAACAAATTATAAGAAAACTACCCAATTTCCGTGAATATATGGAATTACCAGAATATAATGATTTAGTCGATCTACTGGAAAAAGGAATCGGAATTCATCATTCTGGAATGATTCCTATTTTGAGAGAAATAGTCGAATTAATGATTTCGAAAAAATATATCAAACTTTTATTCGCCACAGAATCTTTTGCCATTGGTCTCGATTGTCCCATTAAAACAGCGGTTTTCACAGGAATTACCAAGTTTGACGGAACAAGCGAACGGTTTTTGTATTCCCACGAATATACACAAATGGCAGGTCGTGCAGGACGTCGCGGCATTGATACTGTTGGAAACGTAGTTCATTTGAACAATCTTTTTACAATACCCTCCATGAATGAATATAAACAACTATTATCCGGAAGACCACAAAAATTGGTTTCTAAATTTCACGTATCTTATTCAACCATTTTCAATTTGATAAAAACCAAAGGAAAGACAGATGTCATTGCCTTTGTCGATTTTGTTTCAAAGAGTATGATTTATGGAGAATTAACAGAATCAATTCGCCTAAAGAATCAAGAAATCGCCGAACAAGAAAAACGAATCATTCAAAAAGAGGAATTTCTACAATTTTCAAAAACGCCTAAAGAAATTTGTTATAAATATATCGATTTGGAAGAAAAACGAAAATTCGCCGTAAATAAAAAAAGAAAGGAAATAGACAGAGAAATGGCTAAATTAGAAGATGATTTCAAACATATCAAAAATGATATTGTTTCAACCAAAGAATTATTGGAAATGGAAAATGAACTTGCGCAAAAAAATTCGCAATTGGAATATTTAGAAAAATTCATAGAAAAAGAAATTGAGGGAGTTTGTGCGATTCTTTTTAAATATGGATTTATTACCAAAATGGATTCAAATACATATTCATTAACTGATATGGGAACGTTAGCCGCAAATATTGCTGAAATTCACCCGCTGGTTCTCGTCAGACTAGCACAAACAAAATGGGCGAATTTCGAAAAGTTCTCCGCAAAACAAATAGTTGGTCTTTTATCGTGTTTTACAGATATCAAAATACCAAGCGATCAGAGATTATCGGTTCCAAATACAGGCGATTCTTTTCTGAAAGAAAGAATCCACGAAATGCGCGATTTATATAATGAATATGAATGCGAAGAAACGGAAAAAAATGTAAATACAGGTATTCAATATCAAGATGCGTTAATATATGATATAATAGATGAAACAATCGAATGGTGTGATTGCGATACAGAAGAAAAATGTAAAGTTTTTATACAAACACGTATAGCCGAAAAATCAATTTCGATCGGGGATTTTACTAAATCTTTGTTAAAAATTGTGGTTATTACAAAAGAATTGATGAATATTTATGAAAACAATATAAGTTTGTTATATACATTGGGTAAAATTGAAAGTATGATTTTAAAATATATTACAACGAGTCAGAGCTTATATGTCTGAAATATCAAATTCAATACCATCGTCAAATTCATCTTTGAATTCATAACCAGCACCGTCAGTATAGCTTGCACTGCCACCGCCGCTGCTTGCAGCAGCGGGTCTTGGAAATAACGCGAGATTTGGAATATATAAAGGATCATATATTTCTAAAAGATCGCAGTTTTTCACAGTAGATTCCCATTCTCTCAAACCGACGAGAATATAGGAACCGATAGAAACAATATTACTACGTTTTGAACGACCTGAAAATTTACTGCGAATATGACATAATAGCTGTTCGTGATCATTCGTTTGAACATAGCACATACCACCTCCGAGCATTTTCGTTACAATTGCATATAATTCAAATTCGCAGGTTGATTCCCGGAACGCTGTGCGCGCCTGAGAAACATTGGACGTTAATTTACGTGCCATAGATTTAGAGCCTTTACCACCAGTTGTATTCTTCACCATTTTATATAATAATTGTGATTATTTAAATTGTTATATAAATTCATTGGTTATATTATGGAATCAATTTTATGAAAAAAATGAAATCTTCACCTGTAAAAATTATAATGAAAAGAAATACATTTGTCATTAAAAGAAACAGATTGATGTGTTTTACCAAACAAAAAATCGTTTTTTTGTTTTATATGAATAATTTTACGACCGAATTCCGGGTTGGTTCTCTGTAATAGAGTCATTTTTTCATCCCAAAGTATATAATAATAATTTGATTTATTCAAATTATATGAATCATATAGATATAAAAGATAACAGTAAAGATAATGACGCATTTTATCTACTAATATGTCTTTTGGAAATTCGGGATGAATTGTAATTTGTTTTCGATTTTCTTCATTGAATTCATCAATCATTTTCAAAATATGAGTGTGCAGAGTATCTACTGAACTATTTTTTACAAATTTTTTCAAATATTCTTCTAATATAATACTCTCATTTTTCCTGACATATTCAATTGAATTGAAATGGGATAAAAATAAAAAATGAAATAAAATCGGTATTTTGAAATCGCGACATTTGATAAAAAAATAAATATTATAAAGAATCGAATGATCAAATGGAATATTATTATAGGGATTCTTTATAGTAAGTGGAGAAGGAGAAAAATATACACAATGACCTATAGCTGTATTGACTATATTGATTAAATCGCTTGCGACAAACAAATATTTCTTTTTATTTTGATAAATAACGATTGTATTTTTATGGTTCTCTAAAATTGTATTCAAATACATATCTTCACGGACTTGGAAAGCGGCTTTTTTGAATTTATATAAATAAGCCAATCGGTTGAATGCGCGATTGAGTTTTTGCACCCGACAAAATATCTCCAAAAATTCATTGCGCGTTTCGTCATTCAGAAAAATATTATCCAGCGTTTCTTTTAAGAAACGGAACTTCAAAATAATATGTTTCCGGAGCATACTATTTCGGAAACGCAATTTAGATTTCATTATATTCCAATATTGATAAAACAAAATTTTGATTAAGAATTGAATACGTAAATCCTGCCTTTCTTTCAAAAATATATTTTCCCAATAAGAATATATATTTTCCGTTTCATAGATTTCACCCGTTTGGTTAATTGTTTTTTGAATAAAATAGAAAAAGATAGAGGACATATTTTTAGTTAAGTATTTTATTCAAAGCTTGAATAATAATGTCAAAATATTTTTATATTGTTTTATTTATGCAACAATCTAAATCAAGCTTTTGAAAGTTTTCTGGTTGTTTTTCTTTTGTTTTTTTGATGCTTCTTTTTTGTATTTTTATTTTTTTTACCACCACTAATCTTCTTTATTGCATTTAAAAGTGTATTTGCTTTTATAGGATTTAAAATATAAGTCAATAAATGAAATGTAATTGTAGAAAAATTTGAAAAAATAATACTATTTTGTTCAAATTCCCAATTTGATGAACGAATAGAAGATCTATTTAAACGATCATTTATAAAATTTATTTTTCGGAATAATGCTGAAGCATCCTGGGTATTAAAATCAGCTATTAAACCAGGATAATATCCTAAATCATTTAATGACACTGTAGATGGTTTTGTATTGCCTTTCAACTTAATTACATATTTAAAATAATTTTGAAAAAATGTAAAAATGATTAAAACAATATTATCTGAATGAATACGTGTTTTTAATTTTAAACAGAATTTTAACATATACATTTGCGTATTATCATCGGTAGTATCATTGATTTCATACTTTGGTAAATAATCAGCACTAAAGCTATCAAATAATTCTTTAACGAATTTATAATAAATTTGTGTTTCTTGTTGATTATAGATATTATCATCTGAAATTAATTTTTCAATAATATCAACACTTTTTTTTTTGTATGGAATTTTGTATGGAATTTTGTATGGAACAAATATACGTTGATTTCTCGTGTTACTCCTTTTGATAGGACCAATAGTATTATAACGAGGTTCATCAATTATTGCATCATTTTTTGATAGGGCTTTAATTGAATATAGACACGAAAAAAATAGATAAATATCTAAATAATTTTGTTTTATTTTTTCTGCTTTTTCTTTATGTAAATCAAGAATATATGGTTCAATCATTATTTTATCTAATTCTTTAATTCCTTTTGAACAATTTTCTAAAAAATCATTTATTATAATTTGAATTGTATATGAATCTTGTTGTCCAATAAAAGTTTGTGATAACCTATTTTTGAAAGTGTCTAAATTGATTGGAACTTTAACGTTTGAATTCATTAAAATTTTTTTTGTAATTTCTGCAAATGATGTTATCATTATTTCAAATTCTTGAGTCATAGTATTGTTCAAATTATCTATAAAATTACTATTTTCTTGAAATGATCCTCCTCCACTGATTTCCATTGGAATACTACTCTCCACTGGAACACTACGCTGCAATGGAATACTTGGTAAGTTATCAATAAAGGGTTTGAAAATTTCATTAAGGTTTTTATAATAAGTCATATTTGATTCTCTAAAGTTTTTTTCTATGACAATATAAGGAGTATCTATTAATTCTTTCAAAACAGTATATGATTTATTATTAAAAACATTTTCTTCCATTGATAGGATTTCATTGAATTTTTTACAGGCTTCAAAAAAACCCTTTAATTCTAATTCTTCTTTCAAATTTTTCAAATCAGTTTTTCTTGAACGCCCAATTGCTGTTTGAAATGTAACAATGCCATCAAAGAAATCTCTCATTTCATTTAACACAGAATAATCATAAAAAAAGAATCTCGATTTATCCATTGATTTGAATTTATTTAAATCATCAATAAATGGTTGATAATTATAGGAATTAACACTTTGACCAGAAATTAAAGAAAGTTGAGAAAAAAAAGATGTATATTCAGCTAGATTTGCAGTGTCCATATTTAATATTTTTACTAATTCATTTTTTGTTTGTAATACTTGATTTCTGGCAATTTGAATTAGAAATTTATCAAGTGATTTTGATTCTTTGAATGTTTTTGGAATACCTTCTCGTGAAATTGTATCCAATAATGGTGCTAATCTAACAATTGCCGATTTAATCTCACCTGTAATTATTTTATTGTTTTCATTTGCGATAGTAATTGCATTTTTTTTAGCTTCCTCGATTGCCCGAATATCTTCTGGAGATAATTCTCCAGGAAATCTATATAATTTTAAATGAGTTCCATAATGCCATAATGTATTTTGACCAATGGACCTAGAATATAAAGAACATAGTTTATCAATTGTGCATAAAATTACACGATTTTTTTGTGGAGTAGTCGGCATTATTTTATTAATTACATAAGCTGCATTACATTGTTCCCAATCGCCACTACGTTTTAAATCTAACAATAAACTTTTATCTTTTTCAAACGTTGTTAAATTCACCATTTTTCCTCCAGGATGAACTGTGTCTGGTTTGGCAATTAAATTTGATAAATAATTCACACTTGGGCCACTTTTATAATCACTATTGAATCGAAGTTGATTTATTTTGTTGGTTTGTGAATCAAAGAGAGATATTTCGAAATCATATTTGTTTTGTTCTGTATAATTAATTGGCGACGGAATAAATAATATATATTTTGATTCTGTGTAAATATTACTAGTATATCGATATCCATTTGTTTCGTTAATAGGAAATACATATTTATTTTTAACACCCGCTCTTTTCTGAGATTTATCGACAACTAAATGTGTTTCTCCTAATGCCGAATCTGCAATATTCAACGGTGTCACTAAATTGATTACTTGATCCAATGGTCCAAATAATTTACTGGGTATATTGGAACCTGCATCAAATGTTATATATGATGGATATTTTGTATTAAATTCTGGTGAATTATCAGGAAAATAAAAGTTTAATAAAAATACAGCGATTAGTATTTTATCTTGAGGCGAATATGACATATCCCAATCTTCTCCATCTTCCAAATCAATATCTAATATACCACATACAGTATAATCACCAAATAAATCCTTTCCTGCCATTTGTATTCTTATATTAATATCAGTAATTGAAGAGTCAATACTATTTATTTTATTTAGAATAGCTCTATAAGTTATTGTCTTTGTTAAAGGCACATTCAATTGATATTTAAATGAATTTTCAAAATACTGAATTGTTTGGTCTTCTACCATTGATGATGAAGTTACACCATCTCGACTGGCTCTTCTTAACCAAATTGTGAATGGATTAACTATTCCAATATCACCTACAGTAGGATCTATAGTTTCTAAATTAAGTTTTAATGCAGCTGATAAATTGGACCAAGAAGATTCATCTACACGACCTCCTCTGTCATCAAAATCGTGAATCGAATCTGCTCCTGCTAAAAATTTTCTATAGTTTTCATTTGGATAATTATTTGTTGAAAAATTTAAATAATCAAATAAAGACATTCGATATATATATAATTGTTATTATATTATAGATATATTTTCATAATTTATTTATGCAACAATAATTTTTGTATAATAAGCCCATAATCCTAATCCAACAAAACATTTGGCAATGAGATCCAAAATATTCATTGCGATATTTTTCGCTTCTTCTTTAAACATATAGACAACACCATACAAACTCCAAACAATAAAATAAAATCCAAATAGTCCATAACTACTTAATCGAGCACCAAATCCGACAAATCGAACAAAGATTATATAAAACATTGCAAAGAAAGGAATAAAACCAAACAAACACGCACTCCATTTTTCCATCATATTGATTTCACCCAAATAACCGACCAACAACATCAGATAGTTCAACAAAATAATCACAAAAATAGTCGCAAAATGAATCACACGACGTGGTGAAGTATTTTCCCCTAAAACAAGACATAATGTAATCAACATAAGAGGTGTGGTAATGGACCAATCGACATAACGTGTTTTTATTACTTCTTCCCAATCGATGGCAATATGGTTCTCTTCAAATTTATCAAATTTGGCGACAAAGACAGAATAAAAGTATCCAGCAATGACGGATATAGCGGTTTCTAAATTAAGAATGTGTCTAACATAAGGAGTATTTGTTCTCAATGCCTCAATAATCGTAATAGTGGCCGTTGTCAATAAAATAATATAAGTAGCCATAAATGTGAATTTTAAAGCTGCTAAATCTAGAGGTTTTACTGTTTTTGTTGTATTATCTTTATCATTTATAAGCGGTTTTATAACGGGTGTAATCAGTGTATTTGGTATTTTATTATCATCATCTTTTGGAAGACCCGTTATTGAATTATTGTTTATTTTATTACTTGCGATATCTGACATTTATATATATAGATGAATATATTTCCATTATAGAAAAAATTATGTAAAATTGATTGGATTTATGCCGAAAGAGAATGAAAACAAATAATTGAACCAAATAATCTCCAATAATTGTATTTATATAAAATGACTCCTAGACACGAAGATTTTTATTATTATTATATTACTGATGATGATGATAGTTATGATCATGATACCGACGATTCAACGGAAGAAAATTATGACCATATTTATCATTTAGAGGAAAATTTTGTAGAAAGTGAAAAACAACACGGCCAATATTATATTGGTATTTGTAAAAATATAAGAAACGAATTGATCTATGTAAATGCGATATCTAATTCAATCTTTTTCAGTTTACCTTATTATTATGCATTAAATTATCTTTATTATTATAGTATTATTCATTTAGATATTTGTTCAATCAAAATGAATATTATGAAATTGGATATTGCCCAAGATGGGACGTATAATGTTCTATTGAAAACGTTTTGGTTAAGATTAATACAACGTAACTGGAAACGTGTTTTTAAAGAACGCAAGGAAATATTACAAAACCGTGCAAAACCTAATGCGCAATATTATTTTTCACTTCGGGGGAAATATCCAGAAGGACTCAATCATTTACCCAGTATTTATGGTCTAATGAAAAGTCATCAAATATAAGAATTGATTGATATCTCCTAATATTTCATCACGAATATTGAGAAGATCGCTGTCTCTATTTTTATCAAAATAATTATTCATATCAATTAAAAATTCGCGATAATCGTAGATATGCTGTTTAAATTCGGTTTTGTTTTTAGAATCAAATAATTGTATTTTTTTCTCCATCATTTTGATACGCGATTCACTTTTTCCTAAAAGAACTTCAATGAATTTATCGATATGTTCATTTAAATTGGCATATAATTCATCTGTAGCGTGGTGTTGTGAATATACGTATGTTTTCCAGTGATATAATTTTACTAAATTTAATAATTGTAAAAAAGAACGAACAATCGAGGAACGTAGCTCATTATTTATAGGTTTCGATTTCTTGTCATTTCTGTATTTTTTTGCTGTTTTGTTTTGTATTCTTTTTGATCTATATTGTTTGGTTTGTTTTGGCATTATACTATATATGTATACATTATCGTTGTAAAAATGATAAAATTGATATGAAAATTACATTCCTAATTTGTTTTATCAAAAAAAATGCAACAAAACATTTCTATTGAAATAGAAGAAATTGAAGAAGAATCTCCCGTTTTTACAAGGTATTTGTATGTTCTCGATGATGTAGAATATTCTTTGTATCAAGCTTGTATTGATAAAAAGAAAGAAGAAGCCTTTTTCTGGGCGTATGAATTATATTATTCAGGATTTCCAGATATTTTATTCTTAGTTGTCAAAAAATTAATAGATGAATCATCTACTTTTGATAAAAAAATAAAAAAACAAATAGAAAAAAAAATAGAAGAATGGCAAAAGAATCCTTCTAAAGACGAAATAATTGCTACCATTGTTTATAATATTATTTTATACAGAACAAATATAGTTTTCAATAACCCAATAAAAAAACGGTTGTTTGTTCTCATTGATAAATCAAAGATTGTAGAATATCATACAATTATCCCAACTAATATAGAAAAATATAAAGCGCGGCGAGTTCTCCCCAATGTTTGTAAATATTCGACCATAAAGACTTCCGAAAATTCTGAATCTATTCGACAAAAATGGTATTATAATTGGCTTTATTATGCCTCATTTTCACCAATATGGCAAGAACGAATCCAATTGTTTGGCGGAAAACAAATGGATGAAAAAATCGTATTCCCTAACGATGATAAAGAAGAAGAATTTTATCAATTATATGGGTATGAACCCGATGAACAAAGACGCGGACTTCAATCTAAATGTATTCCATTATCTTCATAATATTTGATAAGTAAAATAAGTCGTCAAGGCAAATAGTGCTCCACCCCAAAGTGTATCCATAATAGCAATTTCAAGACCCCATTTTTTCAGTAATGCATAATTTGTAAATTCATAGACTGAATAAATGACTAAACCCAGTAAAAATGCATTATATACGGATTTTTTTTCACGAACAATAAACCAATACAAACCAAATATCAAAAATGCGTAGACTACAATAGCACCAAGAGGTCTTAATTGCATACTAACGCGCTGAACATCTGCAATTTGTAGTTCAAATGTTTTTTTATTTAACCCAATATAAATAAAATCGAGAACCACTAAAATAATGGCAATAATGAGTGTCGCTGGAAATGGCGGAATCATAATATATAATATAATTGTATATTTTTTATTGTATGACTTCCGTTTGTTGCAAATCTTTTGTTTCAGGTTCTACTTGGTTTTCTTTTTCATGTATTTCTTCTTTTTCTTCTAATATTTCTATTTTTCTTGCAATTTTCGGTTTGGATATATTCTGCTGTTGAAGATAATAAAGTGTCGTATTTGGAATATTTACAATTTGATTCATTATTGTGTTATATGTTATCAATCCCAGATTTGTCGAATCCTCGAGATATTGTATACTATACCACCAATAAGGTGGAATAAAAAGAGCATATCCAGGATTCAATTCAAAATCAATTGTTTTTATTTTTTCATAATCTCCGCCGTATTTTTCTTTCGGTAAAAAAAGATTGATAGGAGAACGAAATTCGTACTGTTCATAATCCTTGTATGAATGTAAATACTTTGTATAATTCCACGAAGTCATTTTAATCCTGACTTTGCCAGAAATAACGTATAAAAATTTACGGTAATTTGTGTGATATTTTAAAACCGTGTTTGCATTTTTGGCACCAAATAATAAATCATATTTTGTTTGAACGGTAAAAGACGGTTTCATAAATTCATCAAACTTACGGAATTCCTTTTTCAATTCTGTTTCTCCAATAAAATCTTCATTGTTTTCTGAAATATAGTGAGAACCAGATGCAGAATTAATCAATTTTTTGGCATTTTTCAAAGATAATGGGATTGGATTGATTTCTGCAGGATCTACCATATAGTCATTTAAATCTGTTATATTCACGTCATATGTATCATAACCATTTAATATATCGCTTTTCATATTGGGTATAAATTCTGTAAAATCAAAAGAAATAGGTTGATTTAAATCGCACATTTCCTGTAAATTTTGATTACTCGAATAATCCATTTCATAAATGACTAAATCATCGCCTACTTTCAATTGTTTAATGATATTCAAATAAAAAATGATTATAATTATAAAAATAAAAATACTAAATAATAGATTCATATTGTCTTATGAATGAATATATTATTTCTCTATTCAATATATTTTTTGGTTTAACGCAATAAATAGGTTCCCTACTAATCGTCGTCGTCAATCTTGGGCGCCAAATAAAATGTCATTTTCGCATCAGGTTGTCCATTTATCAAATACACAATCTTCAAGGGCGCATTTTCTGTAATCTTGATTTCAATTTCTTTTGCTATTTTGTTATATAAACAAATATTATTCAAATAGGTTAGGCCGAATGATGTTTTCACATTTTCGCCTTCATTAATACTAAAGGAAGTTAAATCATCGATTTTGATTTCAACCGACATTTTTCCACTATCTTGGCTATGCGAATAAAGAACAATTTTTTCTTCAGAACATTGGATTTCCATTGTATCTCCGAATAATTTCAATTGATTTATAATATTGGAAAAATGAGAAGCAGAAATAGTAAATTCAGCCGAATGTTCCATTTCTGGAATCTGTAGTAAATCCGTATCAATATCAATAAGCGGAACTTCAAAATATTTATTGAATTCGTTTTTGTTTTCACTTAAAAATTCAATATTGAGTTTATCACTGTCTGTATTTTCATAATGTATATGTATAGCCTGTGTTTTTTCGCGTGAATTCAATATTCTGAATAGTATAGTTGCATTGATACCGAGAGTTAAACTCACATCATTTGTCAATTTGTATAAATCAAACCAGGTGTTTGGAAGAACAATTTCAATAATGGAAATATGCGATGAATCCATTAATTGAATATACATTTGTTCGGATTTAAACATAATATTTATATTATCCGTAAAAACCCGGATATGCTGGAAAATAGCAGCGAATATTTCTGCTTTTTGAATATCTACGATAGAAATGTTCATTTAGGCGATTTATATTATTAGAACTGTCTTTTATTTTATATTGTTTTCGTTCATTGGTAAAATTTGTTCAATTTTATCAACAAACATTTATGAATCAAAATTTACGAATTAAATAAAGTTTTTAATAATAATGCCGATTCATCTTTTTTATAAAAAAAAGCTTTATCTAAGATATCCTGTTTCAATATAGTATTGAGAACCCTTAAAATAGTATTAATAAACGTAGGTGAATTATAAATACAAATTTTTTGTAGGTAAATACTATTATCAGCTTGTTGGGCAAACATTTCAATTAATTTTTTATAACGTTCTAAAGCCGAAATAGAAAATAAATGTAAATTAATATGAAATTCATATGAATGATAAATACTTATACAATAATCAATCAAACCAAAAAGATGCGTTACAATTTGTGTATAATTGTCTAAATTTCCATATAATTTGAATATATTGTAATCAAAAAAAATAATATTTTTATTAGGAATAATATAAAAAGTAGATTCAATCAATTGCGTTAGATTCAAATTATTGGCGATCGTTTTTGCACATTCAATTTTTTGTGTTTTTTTGAAAAAGATGTTTTTGGGATTAGCATAGTAAAAATCATTTTGTATTTTATTTGCATTTTCTATAATTTCCTTTTTTTCAAGACTTTTGGTTTCACTATTTTCATAAACTAGAGTATTTTCCATATTAATTAATATAATTTATATTATTTAATATATTTTTTATCGAATATTATTTTTTGTTTTCTTTTACATTTCTTCACTCATAAATGTAATAATGTTTGAAGTATTTTCTTCTGATAATGTTTCAGATGATGGCAAAACAAATAATTGTTCTTCAGAAGAAGAATCATTTGTACTCGAGTTTTTTATAATAGTTGGCGTATTTGAAATATGTTGCTCAAATAATTTCTTATTTACTTCCATAGTATAAGTAGATAATTTCAATAACATATCTTTAAGATTTGCAACTTCTTCCGCTAACATTGCATATCTTGAATCAAATTCTTCTATAATTCCATCCAATTGTTCAGAAGACACATTTTCATCTGTTTGAGGAGTTGTTTCAACTGGAGCTGCAGGTTGCACATTTTGGTGTGTTTCCATAAACGTATTTGTGGTATTCATAAATTTTTCAAGCGTTGTTAATCTTTTATCGACTAATAGAATTACTTGGGGAAGTGTTAATCCACTACTTGGAGTTTGTGCTTGTTGTTGCGGTTGTACAGAATTTTGTGAGAATTGAGGAGTATTTGTGGATGATCCAGGAGGTGCAACAACTGGTGCTGGAGCACGCCTTTTTCTAGCAGATGCATTTGCTTGACTCATAATAAAAATTACACATAAAATATAAACCTCTTTATTAACGCATATTTCCTAAATATGTAGAGAACCTGAATGTTTGTTTTGATTATTTGATTTTTTATGAATAATATTATTTTCTAAAAGAATGCTATATAGAAATGGATATTCTACAAGAAGCAAAAGATATCAATAAAAATACATTTTTTAGTCACGTATTTTCAACAACAGAAGAAGGAAAAGCAGAAATATTAAATGTTGTCCAATACTCTGTTTTTGGGGTAATTCCTATTGTCATTTTGAATAAATTAATACAAAGATTTATTCCAGAGGCCGATGTTGAGAAATCGAGTTTGGAACTTTTAGTCGAAATACTTATTCAAATAATTGTAATGTTTTGTGGAATTATTGTAATTCATAGAGTGATTACATATTTTCCTACATATAGTGGATTCAAATATGAGAACCTGGTTCTCACCAATGTTATTTTAGCATTTTTGATTATTGTTTTGAGTATTCAAACAAAATTAGGAATCAAGGTAAATATATTGGTTGATCGATTAAATGATTTATGGAATGGAACATCCTCTTCTGAACATTCGGAAAAAAAAGCGGCTCTTCGAGTTCGAGAACAACGAACTGCACATACACCCAGTCAATCTGATTTCTTAGATGATAGTAATATTCAAAATGGTATTTTCCCTCCAGCACCTATAGCAAGCACTAGAAGTCCAGCGAATGATACCTATGATACGATGATTCGTGGAGCAGCTACTCCAGATTACGGCTCAATGATGTCAGGACCAATGGCCGCAAATTCTGTCCTCGGTGGATCTTTCGGAAGTTCTTTTTAGAAAAAAAATGGATTTAAAAGGTATATGATATTTTATCAATAATGTCGAATAATATTGATAAAATAATTTATATAAATTTGGATAAACGTCAAGATCGTAAAACAGAGATAGAAAATGAATTAATTTCTAAAGAACTTTTGAATTTTGAACGTTTTCGAGCAATTGAAACATCTGGATTTGGTATATTGGGTTGTTCACATTCACATTTAGAAGTATTGAAACTGGCTAAAGAACGAGGATATAAGAATGTTCTCATAATCGAAGACGATTTTATGTTTTTAGTTGATAAAGAAGAATTGGAACAAAATTTAACCGATTTTTTTACTTCAGAAGCGGCAAATGATTATGATGTCTGTATGATTTCATATAATTTAATTAATGGCGTTGATTGCCATTATCCGTTTTTACTAAAAGCAAATGATGTGCAAACCGCTTCTGGATATATTGTAAATGCTAATTTTTTTGATGCCTTGATAAATTTATATGAAGAATCGACAAAATTACTAGAACAAACAGGACAACATTGGTTATACGCAAATGACCAAGCTTGGAAAATATTACAACCTCAAAATAATTGGTATTGTTTTAAAAAGCGAATAGGAAAACAAAGAGAAGGATTTAGTGATAATGCAAATAGTTATCAAATATATGATTGTTAGATTTTTTCACCCTTGAATATTTATAATGGAACGCCATTTGGCGTTCCACTAGATATAAAAGGGCATCCGTTACCGATAAATCAATTACAATGCAATCCTCCTATGGAGGATTGTTCCATTTCAAATGTTCATCGGTGTATACATCGATTTGTTTTAGGATTCAGTATTTTTCCTTTAGGACATATTTTACGTTTTTTTGTTTTATTGCAACGATTTGTTTTAGGATTGAGAACCTTTCCTTC